GACATCGGACAGGAACCGCTGGCGCGCGCGTTCGGCTTCTTCCTGCGCGCGAGCGGCGTCGCGGATAGCCTCGGCCTCGCGCTTCTTCTGCTCCTCAAACTCCTCGCCGCGTCGCTTGAGGTTCGCGGTGCTTTCATCGGCGCGCTCTTGCTCGATGACGAGCCGGTCGTACTCGCGGATGAGTTTGTCGATGGCGTCGATCTGCGACTGAATGCGCGCGACCTCGGACGCGGCTTGAGCCTCGACCATGCCTGACACCTCGCTCGACGCCATTGCACCGCCGCCACCAGTCGGCAGCATTCCGACAAGACGGCGACGCTCTGCCATCAGGTCTTCAAGCATGACATTCGCACGAATACCCGTCTGCCCCGCGCCGCGTTTCGCGCTTTCCTCGTTCATGCGCTTGATCTCTTCCGTCAAGGACGAGATCTCGTCAGTTGCGGCCTTCGCATTCTCGGCCATCTTGTCGAACATCATGTAGATGCCGCCGCCGATGGCGAGCGCGGCACCAGCGACTGCGCCGAATGTTCCGAAGATTCCGAGGAACTGTGTACCTTGCTGGATAAACGCGACCATCGCGGACTGACCGCTTGCGACTTGAACGGCGAAGTCGCCAAGCTGATAGCCGGACTGCTGCGCGACGAAGCCGAACTGTCTGCTTGACGCGGCGGCTCCAGCAGTCGCCGCCCCCATCGCCGCAGTCGCCGTCGCGGCCGACATGTAGCGCTGCTGCGCGAGGCTGATGATCTGCGCGCCGCGCTCCTGAGAGATGCGGCCACGCTCCATCGCGGAGTTGACGCGATCCACGATCTGCTCATAGCGCAGCTGGGACGCGAAGCCCTTGTCCAGCGATGCCTGGAGGCGATCCATGCTGGACGAAGACGAGACCAGCGAGCGGGTCATCTTCTCCTGAGACTGCTCGACCCGGCCGCTGCTCGCCAGGATCTCGGTGTTCGCCCGGTCAATCTCCTGCGCGCCGCGCGTGTACTCGCTCGCGTCGAGGCCAGCGCGGAGGACCGATTCTTTCGGCGCGTTGATCATTTCTTCCCCTCGATCTCGCCGCGCACGGCGAAGAACTCGCGATCTATCCGCATCAGAAGCGCCACCTCGTCAGGCCGCATCTCCGCGCCGGTCAACCGAGACCATGCGTCGAGATCGGCCCAAGACAGCGGCTCGGCACCGTTGAAGCCGACGCGGCGACCTTGGTGCAGATCCAGCCACGCCGACCAGATGTGCTCGCCCCAGGCGGGCAGCTGTGGCCCGTCGAGGCCCGCAGGGCGGCGTCCTAGCTGCCGCGCGACACTCTCCAGGTGATCGCGTTTGCGACCGCCCTTGCGCGGCAGGTCGAGGTCGAAACGGTGATGCGCGAAGGCGATCAGTTCGCCGTCGCGCTCAACCAGTTTCCCAGGTCTCCGATGTGCTCCTCGACTTGGCGACGGACCCACGCGAAGGTCGGATCGCTCATCAGTTCGCGCTTCGCCGCTTCGTCGCACTCGACATCGAGCGGATCGCCGGCCAGCGAGTACAACCGCCAGCCGGTGATGAGCGCCACCAGCATCCCGACCTGTTCGGCCTCGATGTCATCGGCGGTCAGTTTCGCCGCGCGGCGATCGAGGCGCGCGATGGCGGACGCGCGGCGCTGCGCGCCAGCCTCGCGGCTGTCGAGCGACAGGCAGTCGATGTACGCCGGATCGCCATCGCGCGACAGCAGCGGCGGACGACCGGCGACGGGGATCGAGAGATAGCAGCGCGTCGGCTTGTCCACCGACGCGCCGAGACCAGAGAAACGCGACATGCTCAGGCCGCCGTGTCGTGGATGCGAATGGTGGTCGTGTCGCGGCCCGCCGCGCTGCCGGTGTAGCGCAGCGCCTGGAACGGCAGCGAGATCGTCTGACCATTCGCGCCGGACAGCGGCATGTCCGCGCCGCCGAGCTTGACGCGCGGGAGGTAGATGCAGATGGCATCGGCATTCGCCGCCGAGCCACTGTCCACGCGCACGATCAGCTGGAGTTCGCTCTCGTTCAAGAAGGCGTTGAACAGCGCGAAATCTTCCACGAACGCCGACACCGTGCCGGTAACATTCGCGCGGCCGAGGAAGATCTCGGGCGCGATGTTCTGATTGATGACCGCCTGCATCTCGGCCTCAAGATCGAGAGCGATGTCGATGCCGGTGACGATGCCGAGCGGCGACGAGCCCGCGTCCGGCGACAGGATCAGGCCATTTGCCGAGGCGCACGCCGAGGACGTTGTCGCGGCGGTGGGAGCCGTGAAATAGGGCGCGCTGCCCGCCGAGAGCGAGACCGCGTTACGCCCCATGAACGGGATCTCCACCGTCGAGAGGCCGGTGGCCGGGAGCGACAGCGAATAGCCGGACACGCGGCATTCGGTGAAGAGGCGCGACAGATCCAAGTCCTCGCGATACTCCTCGAGGCCGAACTTGCGCGCGGTGAAGCCCGAGGCCGGGACGATGGTGGTCTTGCCGGGGCGCGACACGGTGAAGCTGGTGTCGGCGACCGCGTCGGTGGTCGGCGCGGGCGACACCGTCACCGTGCGATTGCTCGTGCCACCGAAGGACCGGATCACGAAATTGCGGTCGTTGTTCGCCGTCGCGGCGAGCGTGCCGAAGCGGATGATATCGCCGACGCGCAGCCCCGAGGTCACCGGATCGCCCGCCGTGAACGTGAACGTCGAGGCTGAATTGTCGCTCGTCACCGAGGTGAACTGCGTATTCGACAGCGACAGCGCCGACACCGCCGTGTCGCGATGCGCGGCGACCAGGAGTTCGAACTGCGTCCCCGGCGAAAGCTCACCTGAGATCGAGCCCTCGACGCGCCGCAACCCGTGCCGGAAGTCGGCGATCTGCCGGTCGGTGCGGATCTCCTCGGACTGGTAGCTATCCTTCACCAGGTTCAGGCTGGACGAGACACGCCGCAGCACCTGACCGCCGGACGTGCCGGGGTCGGTCGCGGTGTCCGGCTCGCTGTTGGCCGTGATCGACCCGCTGGAATACGCCTTGTAGACGATGCGTGATTGCACGCCTTCACTGATCGGCATGATCGGGTCTCCTTAGCCCTGGAAGCGATATTGAAACGGGATCGACGCGCCGCGACTATACCACGCGCCGTTCGAGCGTGTCGTGTCGGCGATGCCGACGATAGGTCCGACAAAAGTCAGATTGTTCGCGCGCCGCGCGCGGAGCGCCACGACGGCGGCGTCGAGGAGGTCGAGAGTGACGTCCTCGCCGATGCCGACCTCGCTGAACACGCGGACCGCGACCGCGCCGAACCAGAGCCGCTCATTGGCGAGCGATCCGCCGCCGAATGCGCGCATCTCCTCGCGGCTGAACTCGGTATGCAAATGCAGCCAGTGCTGCACCTCGCCCGGTGTCGGCGTGTCGGGATGCGCGTTTTCGTGCCAGATCACGCGATAGGTCTCGCCGTGCGGCCACCGCGCATCCCAGACTGCCTTGATCTCGGTGCGAATGGTGCTGCGAAGGCTCATGCGCGGTACTCGTAGGTCCAGGGCATCATTGTGCCGCGCACGAACCACGCGCCGTCCTCGGTCGCGCTGTCGAAGATCTCGGTCGAGCCCTCGATGAACGACAGGCCCGCCTCGCGACGCGAGCGGTAAACGCTGACCGCGTCATCGAGAAGGTCGAGCGCGGCGTCGTCGCCATAGCCGGTCTCCGCGACCACGCGGATCTCGACCGTTCCGCGCCACTCGCGATCCGACGCCTCGCGACCGCCGGCATAGGCGCGCACATCCTCGCTGTCGAAGTCGATCACGACATGCACCCACGCACGCGCCTCGCCGGGCTCAGGGACGCTCTCATTGTCGTTGACCTGCCAGAGTACCCGGTAACTGGTTCCATGCGGCCAGCGGGCATCCCAGGCGGTCCTGATGGCATCGCGGATGACGCGCAGCGTTCCGGGAGGCGCGATAAGCTGGATGCGCGGCGGGATGCCGCCGATGGCGATGGCCGCAGCGGCGACCTCGATGGCCTTGCCCGCCGCGAGTGTCGGAGACGCGGCGGTCAGTGTGATGGTGGCGACCGGGACCGCGATGGACTTGCCCGTCGCCAGCTGCGGCGCAAGCGCCGCGAGAACCTGAGCCGAGGCGAGCGGGACGGCGATGCTCTTGCCCGCCGAGATCGACGGCGCTTCGCCACCGAGGAGGATGGTGGCGGTCGGCACCGCGACGCTGGCCCCTGTTGAGGCCTGGATCGTCGGTGGCGCGGCAGAGAGCGCGATGGTGGCCGAGGGTGCGGCGACGGACTTACCCGCAGCCAGCGACGGCGCAATCGCGGCTAGCGTGATCGTGGCGGCGGGAACGGTGATGGCATCGCCGACCGAGACGGTCGGGGCAGATGCCGAAAGCGTGATGTTCGCCGCCGGGACCGCGACACGCTTGCCCG